AATATTAGAACGTGGGCGAGCTAAGCTCCGGCGTAGCTAAGGCTGCTGCGTAGCGTAGTGGTTTCTACCCTCCCAGGGGTACACACCGCCGCCGCGTGTCGTGAATTGATGCCGGAATCAGTCGGAATTGGAGTTTAGAGGTATCGGAGGAGAGAGAAGGTTAACTTTTCAGGCGCAATAGCACGCGCCTCTTATCTCAGCTTTTTAAGGGTAATTTCGTAAAAGACATGTATATGAGTACGGATAGGGACCGATTGAGGCACCGATATATCGGTGCTCAATAACGGATTGGTGTCCAAATAACGGAACGGATAAAGAAATAACGGAACGGGATTAGTCATGAGATTCAGTCTACCGTTTTAAACAGTGTTTTAAGTACGGAATTCAAAAACGACGTAGTATGATAGTACGGAATTAATGTGTTTTTTTTTTTTTCAACCAAGTCCTTCTGGGAAGAACTTGTACGGTTTCCTTTTTCTATTTAATTTTCTCTCTCTGTTCAGGGTTTTTTTTTCGCTGCGCTCCCTTGTTTCTTTCTAAATTATAATTATTTCTTGKTTATTTTTTTCTTTTATTTTTTTTTTATCTCTTACGATGCTTTACATCGTATGAGCCTATCTAACGTAGTGGATGAGGGAATATGTGTGGATAATACGAGATATACGTGTTCAATTTAAATCCATATACTCATGAGATATTTCTTATGAATCATCTATATATTTCCCGTTGATGATCAACACGAAACATATTACAAGATGACTATCACATTCAGGAACACCAAGGGAGTCCAATTCAGAGTCGATGTCTTCCTCAAACAAGATCATATAGACTGCAGGATAGAGGTAACGGCAACAAAGGAATCATATCTGAGGAAATCAACGTTTTTCATACCATACCATTTCGCTGATATCATCATCCCATTCGACTTTAACGGATCCGAGGAGGAGATAATGCATGGGTTAAGGAATATGTTCAAAGACTCCACTCACCAGATGATCAAGACGGAGGAATTAGTCGACGTGGTGGATATGGTGATGGCTGAGAACGCGAACGTTTTAGGCATGGACCTCTTCAATCATTACCGCATAATAAATAAATCATCAGTGTAATGTTTTAAATTATATATAATGAATAATATTTTATATATTATTTGTTTAATGTTGGGGATTAATTTTAAATGAGTAATGAATAAAACTATTTTATTTTGATCCGACCATTAAAGACCAAGTTATGAGCCTCCATGATTACGGCCCATAACCTCATCGGGTAATGGGTCGTCTGTCGACTCCATCCCAATTTCTTCTTCTAGTGGGACCCACCAATTACAGGCCAGGCACCGCTCGCCCACGGT